GTCGTCAGCCGGGACTGTCAGATACACCGGGAACCCCGGAATGAATGCAATATACACCAAAAGAAAAGGGGGCACAAGGCCCCCTTTTACTATCAAGCTCCCTGAGAGCCCCACATGCCGAGGGGATCAGACCAGCCGAACGAATAACGCTCACGAGACTTGTAACGCACGTTGCCGGTGTCGAAGTCGCCGTCCATGCTGTTAGCCAGCGGAGAACGAACGAAATGCTTCATACCGTTAGGCACGTCAGTCGTCAAGAACCAAGCATTGGTGTCGGTCAAATAGTTGTTAACAGTGTAACCACCAGGGATCGAACCATTGTTCTTGAGAGCGTTGATGTCGTTGTCAGTGGTGCCGACACGGAGTTCGGTTTCCAACAGACGCGTTGCAACGAATTGCAACTGGACAGGGATAATCAGCTTCTTGGGCTTGGCTGCGATCAACAGGCCACGCTCGTCCGTCCACTGGGCGATCTGGATAACTGCGTTTTCCAACGAAGTCTCATTCAAATCAGCAGGGGTCGAAGGAATGTTGCTGTTGGTGCCACCAGAAACCAAGGGGTGAGAAGCGCTGAACAATGCAACGCCATCACCGCCCACGTAGGACGCTGAGAAGCCGTTGTTCAGGACTGATGCTGCCTTGATTTGCTTGGTGTACGCCATACCGCGAGCCAGGGCTTTGGTGTAGCGAGCAGACAAGCTGTCGTACAAGTTGTCCTCGATGGCCTCTTCGGTCAACGAGAAACCCAAAGCAATGGTTTCGTGGTTGTAGCGAGCAGTCCAAGCTTCCTGCGCATTGTCATAAGCAATGGCGGAGCCCTCGTTCTTCACCGGAGCGGCGGAGAAGCCAGACAGCTTGGTTTCCTCTTCAAACGAACGCTCGGAAGTCTCAGTCTCGTAGATTTCCTTGTGTTGTTCGCCGTATGTTGCGTACTCGACACCAAACAAAGCGTTCAGGCCGGGGAGCAACTCTTTAAGTAGTTGTGCGCGTGAAATAGCCATGGTTTATGCTCCTTATACGCCAGTTGAATTGTTGTACTGATGCATGGTTGCATTTATCTTAACGATAAACTCAACAAATGTATCAGAGCCTGTTGCTGTCTCACGAACCACATCAATGATGCGGATAGGCAGCGTATTGGTAGTAGCTTGAGTGCCTTCATCAATAGCCACTGCTGAGTTACCAGTGGTGGTAGAGCCAGCGTTTTGAATCAAAGCAATGTTATTACCAATAGCAGAAATGCCCATTCCAGCCACAGTTGTGCTTGAAGAACAAGAGACTACTTGGAACAGCGTATCAGGATCATCTGCAACAACTGCAAAAATCTGCGTGCCAGACTTGATAGACTGACTTGCTGGATAGTACTGTTGTTGCTGAACTTGACCAGTTGAACCATTGGTAAACTGAACGCCCAAAAACACACCGCAAGGCGTGGCAGTTGTGGTGCCAGTGTCCTTTTCGATAGTGCCATCAGAAATACGTTTAACCAAATCGCCGTAGAAAATGCTGGTGGCATAGCCACTTGCAATTTGCATCAAGCGGGTTGCACCCGCGAATACCTGACCACCAATTAGGTTTACAGGCTTTAGACCGTAAGGGGCCGAGACTGTAGGATAAGCCATTTTAAAGCTCCAAAAGATTAAGTGCCTTTGCCAAAGCTAGTCGAAGATTTGCCCTCTTTAAAGATAGGCATCCGCGAGTCACTCTGACGCATTAAATTGTTGTCTACAGCCTCTGCTTGTGCTCTGTTTTGGCTCTGGAAATAAGCATTCCGTTGCGCAACAAACTCAACAGGGGTTTTGCAAAGCAACAACCCGTCGATCTCGATATTGTTTTTGAAACGACTATCAGGATCGGCTAGCAGTTGAAACTTCGGTTGTTCTTCAATGGTTACTGGCTCCCAACCCTCACGCATTTTTGCGGAAAAGTTTTTAGGGTCACGGCGACCATTAAAAGAAATCCGAATCCATCTGTACGCGTAGCCCGGAGCCTTGTCAGGTTCTGGCAGTAATTCCGCAGGCTTCCACTGCTGGGGACGCTCTTGCATTGAACGACTAGTCATCTCGCGTTGTAATCTGCTTTCAGCCATCTTAGGCCTCCAATTTCATTTTTTCACGAGCATATTGCTCGTTGGTTAACCCCAATTTTTTCGCCAACCCGACCTCAGTCTTCGTTAGCACCACTTGTTTGGAAGCGGTACTGCGCTTGGCGGGGGCAACCACCGTGCTCGGTCTTGTACGTTGAGGTTTACCCTCATCGTTGGTAGAAGATGAAGCAAATTCTTCTGGGAACCGCTTCTTAACCTCTTTATCAATACTGTTGAAGTATTCATCAGTACCGATATATCCTTTTCCATAGCGTTCTGCCAAATCCTCGTGGACTCCTTCGGCAAACTTGCGCATTGCACGTTTGTCGCGGTCTACAAACCAGGGGTTTTTGGACACCCAACTTGCGACCTTCGGGTCCATCTGAGGCTCAGCTTCTTGCCTAGATGGAGCAGTTTGTACATCATTTTCGGGAATTTGTACAGTGGGTTTGAAATTTTTTGCTTTGTCAAGCTTCATTTCTGCCCGAACTAGCTCTTTTTGGGCTGCTAAAAGCTTGTCAGAATCACCAGAGTCATAGGCCTCTTTGTAGTTCCGTTCCGCCTTGTCAAGCTCCATTTCCGCAGAAGTCTGGTACGTCGAGATAAGCTCTTTCTCGCCCGTCTGCAACATGCCTTTTAGCCTGTTGTTTTCATCAAGAATCCGCTGAGTCATCTTCAGAGCTTCTTGCTGTTCCCGTAGGGCGGCTTCCTTCTCGCGCCGTTCGTCGTGCCAAGCCTTCTTGTACTGTTTGAACTTCTGTGTTACACCAGCGGTGTACTCTTGAGACTCATCAAGCCGCTCTAGCTCAGACTTGATGTCAGCAGGCAGGGGGTCTTTATTCCTGTCTTCTTCGGGGGTATCGTCAACAACCTTGACTTTTACATCAGGCTCGTCATCACCCTCAATGGTGATGTCAAGCTCGTCTTTAGTCTCCTCCTGCTCGTGAGGAAACTTGTATTCTTCATATTGCGTAGCCATTGCTGCTCCTTATCGGTTGCGACGGATGCCGCGAGGGTCTTCAACGACACCTTCAACGGAATCATCATTAATCACACGGAACTCACGGTCATGAATAATCAGTCGCGTGCCCGCATGAGGGCGAACCAAGATGAAATCACCTTTCTTGCACCAAGGGCCAGAAGGAAATTTAGTCTTGTCAAGGTAGCAGTCTGGGCCAAGATCAATTACGAACAGGACCGTAGTGAGTAGTTCATCGGTGCGGAGAGTCTCATCTGCTTTGATGATGCCCCCGTCGTACTCTCTGTCCTGCTCTGGAATCGCACACAGGATTTTGTAGCCTGATGGCTTTGGCAATTGTGTTGCCTTCTCTTCATTGTTCTTGTTCAGAATAGCCGATAAATCGACTGCCCTTCCAAGATCGAGGGTTTCACTCATCTGAGTTCTCCAAGTTTTTTGTCAGGTCTGTGATGAATCGACGCGCTGTGAGTAGACCTGTTACAACCCCACATTGTTCGCAATACTCTTCGTAGTTCTTAGCAGTTTTTGCTGCCAAGGACTCCTCAAGTTGTCGAACTTTCTCGTCGATTTTTTCGGTGACGATCCCACCAAATTTTAAAATCTCGTACATCAATCTCCTTTCTTAGTAGGCTTCTGGGCCTGTTGTTGACTAGCTAGCTGCTGTTGATGCTTCATCATTTCTAGACCTGCCCGAGCCCCTTCGGTCTCTTGCAAAGCCTTAGTCTTCTCTGAGTCGTGCATGTTCTTCATCATGATCTTGGCCCCTTCAGTCTCTTGAGTGACCTCAATACGCTTGAGTTCAACCTCAATCTGAGCCATCTTGGCCTGCATGTCTTGCATGTCTTTCTGAGACTTGCGTTGCAACTCACCTTGCTTAATCTCCAACTCTTTCTGCTGCAACTGGATGAGCGGGTCTTGAGCTTGCTGCTGGGCCTTCTTCTGCTGGGATTCCTGCTGGTGTTCTTGGAGCAACTGCTGGGCTGCTTGAGCCGCCATCTGAGACACCTGGACCTCCACGTCCGGAGACATCTCTTTCTCGTCTGCTTCCTCGTTGTAGGGAGGCAGGGGTATGCCCATCCGTTTCTCAATCTCTTTGCGATACTCCATACCCAAATGCTCACCGATGTGAGCCGACATAGCTGCTTGCAGCATCTGCGCTGCTTGTGGGTTCTGGCCCACCAACTCTTGTACATGAGGGTCTTGCATACCAGCCATATGGACAGCAATATGTGAGCGATGATCCTGATAGATAAACGCTTTGACAGGCTTGCCAGAGAGCACGTTCATGTTCTCCGTCACGGGGTCGCGTGGCTTCATATCCTCTGGGATCGGTACCAGCTTCTGGTAGTTTTTGATACCCAGCACGTCCAGCATCTGCCGATGCAACTGAGGCAAGTCGTACAACTGAGGAGCAGTCTGAGCTAACTGAAGAGCCGCCTGATACTGAACAACCTTCTGAGCCATAGTGGCTGCATTGGGGTCGCTCACGGGGATCACGTCCACCAAGTCATAGTCAGACTGCTTGGCTTTCCTACTGCCCTCAACTGGGTCGTAGTTGTATTCCTCGGGGGTGTAGTCGCGGATGATCTCTTTCAAGAGCTTGAACTCTTGCTTCATCGAGTAGTGGATGCGCGCCTGTATGGCACTCATCGTCTTCAACTGACGCTCAAGGATTGCCAGGGTCGTGCCCACGGGCGCTTGTGCGCTCATGTCCGAGGTCTGCAACTCCACAGCACCGGCAAACTTGCGGCCTTCTTCAATGATCGTAGCGAGCAACGCTGCTAGGACCTGACTTGGCTCCTTATAAGGCAGCGGCATGATGTTGTCCCGCATCGTCCCACTAGGTACGTCCACGTCTCGGAATTCTCCTGGGGAGATGGGTGTGTCGTCTCCCTTGGTACGGAGGCCACGGGTCTTGAATCCACCGGGAAGATTAGAGAGTGTGCCTGCATCAACAAGCTGGCGCAGAATAGAAGTACCAGACTTAGCAAAAGCACCGATAAGGTGGATAAGGCCAAAAGCGTAAAAACCGAAACCCGGTATGTACGGGTAGTGGACGAAGTGGGTTCGCTTGTGACAATCTTCATCCTCCGGCCTCCAATTCCGTCGTATCGCTAAAACTTCACCTGAACTCTTCTCGATCGTGATGATGTACGGCAGCGCAATGCCCGTCTCTTCACCATCGTCATCCGTATGCTCGTAGCCTTCTAGGTCTAACTCAACCTGCATCTCCAAGAGCTTGAAGCGATCATCCTGAGAAGCCCGAAAGCCCAGCTTCTCAGCAATCTTCTTCTCCACCTCGTCCATCACATTGTTGGGCTCGCCCAGATCGACGTCACGATAAAAGCCCTCATGCTGAAGCCGCTTAATCTCGTTCTCGGTCTTGCGCATCACATGCGTGACTCGCTCTGCTGCCTCTAAGCTAGAAGCTCCATAGGGGACGACCACATCTTCAGCAGGCACGTACATCGACACCTGACGCCCCAGCGCCGGATCAAAATACACTTTCTTAAACGCATTGCCAGCTAACCCCAAGCCCCACAACATGCGCTCATGCTCGGGGCGGTATTCATACATCACATCCGTCAACTGATGGTTCATGTCCTCTTGGACCCGCTCAGCAGCTTTCTTAGTAGCCGGGGTCTCTTTGCCAATGATCTTTGTCTTGACCGGCCCCGCCGCAGGGAAGGTCTCCATCATGGTCTCAGCTTGAAACTTCACAACTGCTTCGGTAAGCAGTGGGTGATACACGCCACAAGCGCCGGGCCAAGGTTCCATACGCTCTTCTAGCTTCATACCCAGCAACTCCAGACCATCTACATAGGTCTGTATCCAATCCTTGCGACTAGAGATGTCCGTCTCATAGTCTTGCATCAGCGTATTGGCAAGAGAAGAGAGTTCGCCTTCATCCATATCTTCAGCCAAATTCTTGCTGAACTCATCCTCATCTATCTCTTCTTTCTCCATCTCAATCTCAAAGCCAGGGCCAGAGATGCTTACTGCCTCTGGGTCCTCGATCTGAATCTCAATCGGCTCTTCCTCAACACCCAATTGCTCAAGCCCTTGAGGAGCAGCGTAAAGACCTTTGCCCATATTGTTTGTTGCCATCATCTATCCTTCAAAATTAGTAGTACGCCGCTTTTTTGCGGAACTTGTACATGAAATCGTCTTCTGGCTCATCAGTGTCAAGACGGATGAACCCACCCTGCCTAAATCTCAGCAGTGCTAGCGTTGTTGAATCTACCAAGTCGTCATTGACTCCACTGGGGAAGTCATTGCACTCCTCAATAACATCTTTAGCCCATCTCCGGTCCGGCGCATATACAACGCCGCCTTGAAATAAGCTCGATACAGCGTTCACACGGGCAATCTTATCCTGTCCTTTGCCCGGAGTAAATTCGCCAACAGGTATGCCCATCCTGCGCATTTCTTGGTAAAGCACAGAGCCACTGGACTTCTTCTCGACCATGAACGCATCTGGCTCCCACTCCTTGTACTCCTCGAGCACCAAGGCTTTGAGGTCTGGATACTCCAGCCTCTTCTTGATTGCATTCAAGAGAATGATCGCGTAGTTGTTTGTCTTCTCATTGAAGAACACACCCCATACTGTCAAAGCGTTGTAGTCGGAGCGGTTATTGGCCTCCTGCGCAGCGTCCAGACTAATGATGGTGAACTCGCACTGGGGAGGAATCTCATCCTCCCATATCTTCCACCACTCACGCTTGATAAGTGCCCCCTCCTCGGAGACAGGGTTTTGCATGTATTGGGCATTCCAATACCGAACATCCATGCCCGCCTTCTTAGCCAGCAACTCCTCAACCGGCCAAAACTCAGGCCACAACGCCTCACCGTCATCCTTGATTGCTGGGAAGTCCACGACCTCCCACTGGTCAACACCCTCTTCCTTGTTCATCTGCGAGACTATTTGCCCAGTCAAATCTAGCTTTGACCACCGGGTCATCACAATAATGATTGCGCCGCCCGGCATAAGGCGCTGGAGAGGGCCAGACTGAAACCATTCCCAAGCAGGAATGAATACATCGGGTCTTCCAGTTTTAGCTTCTTGTTCAGAGTGAGGATCATCAATAATGAAAAGATCAGCACCGCGCCCAGCAAGAGCGCCACCCACACCAATTGCAAAGTATTCACCTTGGAAATTCGTCCCCCACCTTGACGCAGACTTACTGTCAGCTTGCAGTTCTACCTGTGGAAAGATGTCCTTGTAGGTGTCCATTCCAACCAAATTTCGCACCCTGCGGCCAAAATTCACCGCTAAATCTGCGGTGTGAGAGGCCATAATTACCTTCTTTTGGGGGTGTTTACCCAAGAACCAGGCAGGTGCAAGATAGGAAATTAGCTCTGATTTGCCGTGTCGGGGAGCAATATTGACAATCACCCGCCTCTTTTTGCCGTTGGCAATGTCTTCAAAGATTTGGGCCAGTTTTAAGTGGTGCGGACCCACTTTATAGCCTGGATAAACGTGTTTTACGAAGTCAAGGAAGCTCTCTTTGCTCAAATCTTGCGTGATTTGGGCGTCGTACTTCTTCAAAAGCTCTAAAGTACGCCTTTTCTGCTTGTCAGGCATCGTTGGAAGAGCCCGCCGCAGGGTAAATAGCTGTTCAGGCGTCAGTTTTGGACTCATGCTTGATGATTTCTCTAGCTTCTACGTCAATTACCTTGGTTTCTAGGCTAGTGAGTGTCTCTAGTAGCTCGTTCTCCACCTCTTCAGCAGTCATGTGCTTGTGCGTGACCTCGCTGCGTTTCTTGAACGCATCAACGCCGTCAATTTCACCTAGTTTTGACAATGCCGCTACCCGTGTCTTGGCATCTTTGGCGTTCTCGACCTCCATCACGAGCTTGTTGACCACATACATCTTGAGGTCCGCCAACTCATCAACGATCGACACGTTCATCTGAGCCACCATGCCAGCCAGCATGGCAAGAGTTTCGTTGGGGTACTTGGCAAAGTCGGGGCGCGTACCAGGGTTGTTGATCATTTCCCGAGCAAGCTCTCTGGCTTGGTCAGCATTCTCCTGGCTGGGCACGAGGGGGTTACCTGTTAAGTCAGACATTAACTTCACCACGTTTGCTCTCATGGTGAGTTCTTCCGCAGGCGACAGTTCAGGGAACGCATCAACGGCGTTCTTTGGCAGAGGAATGTTTTCCTCTATGTGCGGCATTATGGGGTCTGACATGTCGGGCGGGTGGCTCCGTGTTTCGACAAATGTATCATAAAAATTTATTTATGCAA